CCATTACCTACATGGTGGCTTCCATGATAGCTGGAACGGAGTTATTTAGCATTGCTGAAAATGTCAAGAGATTAACAGGAGTAAACCTTGGAACAATAATTATAAGATTTTTTAAAAGATAATTTTTTAACCCAATAAATTTATCATTATGTCAAACAAAGTTTTAGGAATTAAGGAAACAACAGAGGTACTTAATTTCGGTTTTGATCTTTTAGAGGCAATTATAAAAAGCCTTGAAGACAAAAAATTTTCTATCGTTACAGATGCCCCTCGCTTTGTACCTGTTATCTTTTCAGCTGCAAAAGCATTTAGTGGAATTGAACTTGTAAAAGAAGAATTAAAAGACATTACAGAAGAGGAACAACAGGAATTGATTGCAGAACTAAAGAAAAGATTTGATTTGAAAAATGATAACGTTGAAATTTTAATAGAGGATGTGCTTGACCATGTTTTCCTTACGGTAAAATTAGCCAAAAGATTTTCTGCACTTAAGTAATAGGCTTTCATTTGGTTCGCTACCTTTGTGCCGGGGCAATGGATGTATTTCTGTTGCCCTTAAAATATGTAAAAAATGAAAGCAAATAAATTTTGTGTTTTTCTGGATGCTGGACACGGTGGTATTAACCCTAAGGTAGCCTTACCCAATGGTTATACAACCTACCCGTCAAAGTGTGCGCAGCATTCCAATGGTACTTTCCATTCATACGGTTGGTTCTTTGAAGGGGTGTTTAACCGTGCCGTTACTGAATTAATTGAGCAGTATTTAAAGGACTGGGGTTTTTCAACCTTGAAAGTATATGAGCCGATAAATGATATATCGTTAAGTAAACGTGTGGCAAAGGCTAATTTTGCAGCTAATAGTTACGAGGCTTCATTATACCTTTCCATTCATGGCAATGCAGCAACGAATAACAAAGCCAGAGGCTGGGAAGTATTTACATCACCCGGTCAAACAAAGTCGGATATATACGCCGAATTTCTATTCAATGAGGTAAAATCAACTTTCCCGACATGGGTATTTAGAAGCGATACAGCTGATGGTGATCACGACAAAGAGGAAAGATTTACCGTATTAACTTCAACCAATATGCCAGCAGTTCTTTCTGAAAATGGTTTCTTTACCAATTTCCAGGATGCTCGGATGATGTTTGACCCAAAGTTCCAAAACACTTTAGCCTTATGCCATGCTCGGGCGGTTGTTGATTATGCGAAGACGCAAGGGGTTACGTTTTAAATGAAAAAAGGATTGGCGCAACTGCCAACCCCATGATTCACCTACTTAACAAACGTAATCCAAAACTTATGATATGATGCGATTAATCACTTTTAAGGATAAATCTCTTGTTGCTTCTCCATCTGCTGATTTATATATATTGTAGGCGATAGTCAGCATTCTACCTTTGTCCATTGTTTCGATTGGTGCTTTGCTATTGGTAAATGTTGGTTCAAGATAAAATTTTAAAATGGCAATTTTACTTTGTATGCCATTTATATATTTTATCGGTCTGGTGTAAGTTGAGGCGATCATTTCAATTTCTTTCCAGGTTGATACTTCGATGCCGTCAATGGTTTCATTTTTTCTTTTCATTTTATTTTGTTTAGTTCGTTAATCAATGCGTCTGCTGTATCAACAGCACTTTCAACAATGCGTTCTATTTTAATATCAAGTCCATCTTTGTTTTGTATTATACTTTGCATTACCATTGCGGCAAAGTATTCGCGTTTGGTTATACCTGTAGATATATAATTATTATTATATTCCACTAGATTAATTGGTTCATTTGGCTTTGTTTCCATGTTTTATATAATTTTTTGCTTGTAATGCCAGGGTAAAACAATCTATTTCATCCTGACTTATTTTTGCTGGTTTAAAATGTGGTTCAAATTTGTAGCCTTCACGCTCAAAGATTTTCAAAAATATTTCTTTGCTCCATTTCCTACCCTTTTGCTCTGGACTAATGTTATAGGCTTGCAAGCCATTTTCTTTAATCCATTCAAAAGCTATTCTTGAAGCGGCTTGGTTCATTCCAGCATTGCGAGACATTCTAGAAAGGATGGCACGGTTAATGGAGGATCTAAAGGTTACATTCTGAAGGCTTGAATCTTCGACTAAAATAACCGGGTTAACAAATGCTTTCCAGGTTAATACATTGAGAATAAAATCCACGAACCTTTTATACTTCGTGAATTTTACCTCTTTGTTTGGGCTGATGAAACAAGCTGCCATTCCGTTTAATCTTAATGCTGGGTCAACGCCTATTAATGTATTCAAAGTGTTATCGTTTGGAACGAAGTTACATAAGGTTTAAATTCCTTTACCGGTTCTGGTGTAACTTTTTTTACCGTTGTCTTTCTCTTACGTCTTTTGATTGGCTTTGGCTCTATCAACCCGTATGCTTCAACGCCTTTATTTACAAAGTTGATTTCCAAAAGGTAGCCAAAAGCTATAACAGTTCCTATAAAAAAGAACATTGTAATAAATTCGCTTCCAGAGTAACTTTCCTGTAAGCCAAAGAAAAGTTCGATTAAGGCTATTATCGTCGCTCCTAAGGCTATTTTAGGCGGATATGGGCTTCTACCCTTAGTAGGGTTAAGAAAGTCCATGAAAACGACTGCAAATCGCCCTAATTGTAAAATACTGGTGGCTGCAAGTGCTACCCAGAAGTTAATTGGTAAAAACAATGCGGTTAAATAGGCGTTAACGCCGTAAGTTAGGATGATGGTCAAAAGCATAATTGTTGGGATGTTATCCGAAATGCTTTCAAATGTCCATTTAAATTGTAAGTTGGTGAAATTCTTTTCCATTTTGTTAATTTGTTAAGTGGTGAAAAAAATGGGCAGCTGGGGGCGCTGCCCTGTGAAGTGGTTAATTATTTTCAGCGGCTAATTTCCAAAGATACTCGTTAGCAAAACGTGCTACAATTGGCATTTTATTTTCTTCCCATTCCTCATCAGTGCAGCCATTTGCTTTAGCAACATGGTAAACAGTTTCTACAAAACTTGGGGTAGCTACTAATTCGTGTACTTTGTCAAAGTGTTTTTTAAGTTCTTCGTAAGTTGTCATTTTGTTTGTTTTTAAGTGGTGAAATATCGTTTGTTATTTTCAATATGTAAATTTAAATATAAATATTGAAACCAAAAAATATTTACACAATTATTTTAAAAAAAATCAAAATTCTTCTTTATTTCCATCAATTGGGAAGTTTTCCGTCTTTATCTCCCAGTATTCAGCCATCAACGATGCTCGGAATTTGTAATCGCGGTCGGTGTGATAACCGTTTTCGTAAATACATTTACAAATAGATTCATATAACCTTTTGCCTTTTAACTTGTAATTTGCCTTTTTACATTCGTAGTACCTTCCAGAGTTTAGGATTTGCGCCCAAAGTTTTAAACCGTCTTCCGTGTTATCAGCTGAAAAAAACTTTGCTTTAATGTATTTGTTTTTCCCATTGATGACCTCTCTGGTTTTGTAGGTAACATGGTCATAACCTTTTAAGGCTTTACCACCACCAGCGTTTGCATGAATGCGCCAAAGGTCAGTTTCAATCCCATTGTTGGTTGCCTCGATGATAAAGAAGGAGTAAATCATGCTGACTGGAAAATCAGTCATATAATGTACGTTCATCAGCATTTCATCATATTTAAAGGCAATCCAGATTCGTCTTAACTTTGAATGATTTACTCCATTTAGATTTCTAAACCCAATTGCTTGTAAATAATCCTTCATTTGTTTGCCTGACATATTTCGTAGTTGCCAACCGTATTTTCTTGAGCCAAATGCTTCAGGTTTTATCTTCTCTTCAACTGGCTTTGGTTTAAACAATGCTGCACTAACGACTGGTTTAACGTAAACGGTTTCAACCCTGACTACTGGTGCAATTGATTGAGAATAATATTCCTTTTTGATTGGGGAATAGTTTAACCCTAAAATAAAAGCAACTGTTAACCCACTGCCAATAAGGTATGGAAGGCTTTTGTTTTCAGGGACATAAATGATTTCTTCGTCTTTTTTCATTGGTGATATTTTTAAGATTTTAAAAAAACCCCATGCCAGATGACATGGGGCAAAAACAACCTACTTATGAAGCATTTCCAAAACTACTAATTATCAATTCTTTTGGTTCAACTTTGATGCCTAATAACTTAAATTCAGCAATAGCATCTTCCAGCGTTTTACCTTCCACAATAATACGTTCATTGTTGTATTTAATTTCCCATTTCTGGACTTTTGGTTTTTCATCTTTATCCATATATTTTGTCTTTGTTCATCAAAAAATAATCATACTCTTTGCTGATTTCAACTGCCGTTTCGTAAACTAAATCGATTGCTTGTAGCATCTCATTCATGCTAAATTGGTAATTTAACTCATAACTTTTACCAGTAAATTCAACCTTGTTGTTAACGACCTTTGTTTCCAAATAGTTTATTTGGCTTACAGGAATTTCCTGACCATTGGTAAACATTGCCATTGAATAGATTCTCATTTGTAAAGAGTCTTGTAAAGTTTGCTCCGTCCATGACTTACCAGATGTCTTAAAATCGATGACTTTGTTATTTTCTGCGTCCCAAACATCAATGAAACCTTTTACTTGTACTCCATTGATTGATAATGCTATTTCCTTTTCAGATTCTTTACCTTTAAACGGCTGCATTTTGTCAACATAAAAAGTCGGAAATGTCTCGTTTACAATTCCATCTTTAATAAATGCTTCACAATCGGTAGCAAATGTTTTACCAAATTCCATATATATAGAAGGCTCTTCAGGTATGAGATGAAAATACCTATCCATATATTTTTTGGAGTCTTGTAGGAACAAGTTGACTTGGCTAATTGAGATGTATTTCTTTGGAAGATTAAGTTTCATAAGTTTTGTTTTTTTTGGTAAACCCCAGCCATATTTCAGGCTGGGGAAAAACACCAATATGATTACAAGAATTTACCTATCTGAATAAATATTGTTGCTGCTGCTGGTTGTGCTTGTAATGGTTCAAGCTCACGTCCAAGTAACTGGTGATATATATCAGCGTATAAATCGGTCATAAAAATAGCCTTTTCTTGCAATTCCTCAACAGTTAGTTTACCAAATTTCTGTGAATTAATTTGAGCAGTATTTTCTTTTGGTTCAATAGTATCAGCAGTTGTCATATCAAAGGCAACCTTGTAACTTTTGCCATCATATATTACTGTTACCTCCTCATCTTTCTTTAAAGACTTGAGTTTTTCATCGTCTGGTTTGCCATAAACCCTGACATCTTCACCATTTGTTAGGGTGATTACTGCATTTATTGATTGTCCAAATTGACCATCATACACCTTACCAGCGGTGTATTTAATTTTACCTTTGAAAATGTTCATAATTGTTTTTTTGATAATTAATATAATCCTCGTACCAGAGGTTTTTCTTGTGTTCAGATATTGCTTTCCAGTCTATTTCTTTGTCGTATAAAATGACGTCGCCATCGGCAAAAACTTTTGACAATTCTTTGACTCCGTTTTGTCTCCAATACTTACGCAATTGGTTGACCTCAACCCAATGTGCTGGGGCATTGTTTATGCTTACATTTTTTGCAAATTCTTGTATGTCCATCATAGCGATTCGATTTCAGCAATGACTTCATTGCATTTGGTAATTAGATTCAACCGATATTTGTTTATAACAGAATCTGAGCCATTAAGCATTTCCAAATGTGATTTTATTTCCTTTATATTTTTCAGGTAAAAATCAAATCTTGTTTCTATGTAGGAGTTCTTGTAAGTAAGAATCAATCGATAGCTGTATGACATCATATCTAATGCAATCATATTATCTATGAAACTTTGGCTGGGGTTACTTGTTTCCATAAGGTTGTTTTTTTTAAAATTAATAATCTAATTCAATCCAGTCCCCTTGATTGTCCATGATGACGTTTTCAAGGTTTAGTGTTGGAAAACTGCCTTCGCTATCAGCTGGTTCGAAATCATATCCAATGATGTCATAAATTTCATCATAGTGTGGCATGGTTTCGTCTCCGTGATTTCCATCACCGTATTCAAATACAATGTTGACGTAATAGTCAAGGTAAGGGTCAAGGCAATGTTTCAGCCTGAATTTTGTAATTTTCATAAGGTTTGTTTTTATTGTGAATAATTATGTCCAGAATGTTTTGTCTATCAGGAAATAGGCTGCTTCCCTCATTTCCTTCTTCTTTGCCTCAAAGTAAGTCGATGCGCAAACGTGAAATCCATTTGGTGCTTTCAGAATATTTACCATAAATTGAAATTCAGATTTGCCGTGCAAAATGTCTTTGTAGACGTTTGCTTCGTGCTGGGTGTTGACCCTGATGACTTCTATTGTTTTCATAATTGGTTGTTTTAGTTTAGGTAGTCCGAAGACTACCTTTTTAGATTAATAAACTTGTTGCTCAATAAAATCAATATCGACATCATCTAATAACATTTGAATATCATATACAGCAGTATTTTCATTTGTATCTCCTCTTCTGTATTCTTTAATAATTTCAGAAATCAAATCAGATATATCACACAATTCAGATGTATCTGGTAAATCATTTAATGATAATCCAAAATTAAAATTAATGTGAAAAGATAAAATGCGACGTGCATAATGATAAGAATCATAGCTGGAAGCATCAATTAAAGTTTGTTTGATTACATAAGTCATGTCTCTCATAATTGGTTGTTTTTAAAAGTTATAAATAACGCAGTTGGTCGGATGCTGCACCCCGTTAAGGTTAAACTAAAAATTCACTATTAATTGCATCATAATAATTATCGTAAAATGTTTCTCTGCCAGAAAATTCTGTAACTAAAAACTCTGCTTTTTGACCAAAGCAACTTACGATTGTTATTCCATTTGATAACAGTAACCATACATATCCTGAAAACGTATTAAAGCCGACATCTTCAATGTCATTAGACCTTATTTCATAGTCTTCATTATATGTGTTTAGGATAATTTATAGGCTTTCTAAATCTGAAGAACCTAATGTGTTTAAAAAATCTGCAAAATTTGTCATGATTGGTTGTTTTATGTTTTAATTAATACGTAAATTTAAAAATATATATTGAAACAAAAAAATATTTATACAATTATTTTTAAAAAAAAGTGAGATAATCATTTACGGTTTAAAACAATCCTCCAGACTGCCAATTTTCTTGCAATTGTTTTAGCATTTGTTTCTTGTAATTGTGCTGCATTATTCAACTGGGTCTTGAAGTCAAAATAATTATCTGCATCTGGTTTAACTTTTGATGCGATTTCAAGTGCTTCTTCCCAGATTGCCTTCTTTTCGCCATCAGCAAAATTTATTAACCCAGCATTCATTGCGGCATCATACCAATAGGCTGGGACATCATTATAACTTTGACCTTTGAATCCAGATAGCATTTCAGGAAATTCCTCGTAAAACTTTTTCTTTGCCTCAAGTTGCCTTTGTTCTTCTTCCATCTTTAACCGTTTCTTTTCATCTTCACTATCGATGGTATAATATACCTTTTGTCTCCAGTTAATGTAAGCGGTCAGTATTCGACCAATAGCAGCCAAATCAACTTTGCCGTAAAGTTTATGGTCATCGATGTTTAGTTCTTGCCTTGCGTATTTTTCGAAGGCAAGTTTAATTTCATCGACGGCTAATAATTTATAAGAGGCAACAAATTCCGATATTTCAACTGTTTGACTTGGTGTTACTTCAATGCCATATAAAGGCATTAAAATTTTTATAACATCATTAATTTTCGGTAAAGATTGTACGACTCCAGTTTTAAAGATTCGTTTTTCCCGATTGTCAATAACAAGTTGAATGTCTTGTATCTTTTCTTCAAGTGTGTTTGCAATTGCTGGTAGGTTCATTTTATATTATTTTTATTGATTTTGGTATTTCTTCATCTTTTCAGCAAGTAACCTATCAACTTCGTCATCATACGCTTTTTTCTTTGCTTCTGGACTTGACGTCTGGTAGGCTGTGAAAATCTTTGCCGATTGTCCGTATAATGTCGCTGGGGTAAAGTTAGCCTTAATCCATTTATCATTTAAATCCCAGGCTGCATTTAAAAATACCTTTAATGCATCAATGTTATTTCCTGAACGGTCAACCTTTTCAAGCCATCGCAAAAGATAAACCATGCCTCCAGCATCTTTGGGACTCATAATATAGTAACCATTTTTATCAGTTGGGTATTTTGCACCAGATAACTGTTCAAAGGTCTGGCAGAAAACGGTAAATGCTTCGTATGTCGGATTGGGTTTCCGCTCGGCTCGGCTCGGCTCCTTTTCTTTTTCTTTTTTTCGCGTGCTTTTTTCTTTTTCTTTTTCAACAAGGCTGACTAAGGTAAAGGGGTTAACTTTGGAACTTTCACAATTATCAATTGTAACCTTTGCAAAGTGGGAAAATTCCGAAGGATTTTCAATAATATAATCTGTATTATTCAATGTATTATTCATTGTATTAGTATGTTCCCGTTTTCGGGTAGT